TCCACAAATAGCCTTGATAGAATCTAAACTTTGCTCCTGTTATTTTCTTGCTAGGCTCTGCTTTTTCTCTGAGTCTATTGCCTTCATACTCACTAACAGAATAGCTTTGTCCTCTATATCCATATCCTCCCTGTTCTTCTACTAATTCTTTCCAGGTCAATCCATGCTTTTTAGTTGCAGGAGAATTATCAAATCCGATATCCATATAACCGATTAACTGATTATCTTCTCTTCGGATTATATCAAAAGTCCTTGTGTATTTATAAAATGAAATACTTCCACCGAATCCCATTATAGAATTTCTTGTATCGTACTCCCTTACAAATCCATTTACTAGACTTGTGTCCTCATTCTCTTCTAGTTCTTCTAATTGTTTTTCTGTTAGTGGTCTAGGTCTAACTGTGTTACCCTGGATTTCTAACAATTTCAATGCATCTTGAAACGCTTTACTTCTTTGCTTTGCGTACTCTGTTGCTTTATCCATTTTTATTCTTCTCCTTAGTTTGTTTGTTTGAGTCTAAAACTCCACATGGACTCCAGGCTAGAAGTCCATGAAGAGTATTAGTAATTAGCTCCACCTTTTACATTCACTCTATCTATTTCTGCTCTCTTATAGAATCCACCTAAATCAAATTCTCCTATTGCACAATTTGAATATAGCTCTCTAACTTTTGCCTGGTGTTTCCTGGTAGTCATAGAATAAAATTCATTACATAAAATTACCTTAGTTTCATTTATAAAACTACCATTCTCCACATCTACCACATAAGCGATAGGAGTAGCGTAAGACTTAATTAAATCGTATCTAGTTCCCTCCACTCTCTTTAAGTTGCCTGTTGAGTTTAGTTTTCTTACTTCCTGTACCTCATTAGCTTGTGGCTTACTTGCTCTAGGTTCTTTGTATATTGTCTTCGTCTTCATTTATTTCTCCTCCTTTAATCCTGGTAAAGTTTTAATACCTTCCAGGAGTTCTATAACATAAGTTATACCATTAATATATCCTTTGTCATAAGCTATATCTTTATCACTCATTAAAGGTTCTTCTTTAAATAATTGTGATTGCATCTCTGCTCTATGTTCAGCTAATACTAAAATATCTAGTTTATGCTTTTTTAATATTTCTAACCTTAACGCCATTATCCCTCCTCATTTAGTAATTCATCTATTACATTATTGATAGAATTTCTTTGGCTAATAAATTCTATTTCCATTTCGTTATAGCACTTATTCCAATGTGCATTTACCAAAGTGGTTTTTAATTCTACTAATTCCTTATTGTTTAATAAGTCCTTAGATGCTTTTAGTATTTCTATTATTTTATCCATTGTCTTCTCCTTAGTTTTGTTTATGTAATATCTACATTACTACATGTCAGATATATATGCAAAAAAATAAAAGAAATTTCTTTAGGAGTTTAAACAACGCTACCCCTCTTTGAATAAGTTTAAAATTAGTACAGATGCACACAGATTAAGCACACTATATATAGTATGACTACATATTGTGGTGCGTTTAGATTACATACTATATGTTGTACCACTATATATAGTATGTGTTTAAAGGGGTAGGGTTTAATGTCGCCCCCTGTATTGTATTGTATGTAGCCTTTAAAGATATGCTGTTAAAGGGGTACTAGATATTGTGGTACTAGCTATAGTGGGGTACTTAATTAATGTTTACATTACAATAAATAAAGTAATCTTTATAAGTAAGTATCTTTAATTACTTATAAAAGAAAAGAAGAGTGGTTCTAACCCTGTGTCACTCCCTCCCAAAACCAGAATGAACTTATTAGTGAACATTTAAATATGTGAAGTAATAGGCTGTTACCCTAGTTACCATGGTCCTGCTAATCCACTTGATTTAATGTATATGGTCCAGATTCCTTTTCTAAAAGCAGGAAGAAACCTTTGCTTGTGTCTTCACTATAACAGGTTTTGTTTTTAGTGGTAGTATTTAGTATGGGGTTTTTGTTTAGTAAGAGTTACCTCCTTTCGCTTACGCACAATCACAGAAACCCCATATATTTACTTGCATAACTTTATTACCTGTTATACTTAGTTACATCAAGAAAAGGCATAATGAATTCTTATTCATAGTCTTCCTTTCTTTGTTTGTGTAGTACGCCCTCACGCAAGTGAGGGTTTGCTATAATACAAAGTATTATGACATTCCCTGAAGTGGCTCAAGGCAAAGCACAGTCTATATTTACCGAAGACTGTGACGAATGTATGCACCCTTACTGGTCTGATGAGTTAGTAGATGGTGTATGTGAGAGATGTAGATAACCTTAAATAAAAAAAATTTTTTTCTATTAAATTCTGGGGGGGAATATAATATATTTATCTAAGAAAGTCTTAGATTCGTTATATGAGGATATAACGATTGAATAAGAAAGATAGCTAAAAATCATATACACTATGTGTCTGTGAATTGATAAGTTGTTATTTCATATTCTTTCATAACAGTACTGGACATACTGTACGAACAGAACTCCACTCAGGTGGAGTTTTGTGCTATTATAAGATTTAACAACAACAGGAGAATGACATGCCTAATAAACCAGGTAAGAAAAAAAAGAGATACTCTGCAAAACGCAAGAGTAAATCCATGGGGTACTAGTGGCTACATACCAAGGTAAGTCTGTAACTTTAAATTCACCTTCTGCAATAGGCAAGGGTGAACCAGGTTATGGTCGTAAAAAATCTAAGGTATATGTTAAGGATGGCGACAAAGTTAAAAAAGTTATGTTCGGTGACCCTAACATGAAAATTAGAAAAGGTAATGCTGCTGCAAGAAAATCGTTTCGTGCTAGACACAAATGTGATACTGCAACAGATAAAACCACACCTAGGTATTGGAGTTGTAAAGCATGGTAAAAGTAAAAGGTGTTGATGTATCTAGTCTTACTAAAAAACAACAAGATAGTATGAAAAAACATTCTAAACATCATACAAAAAAACATTTACAGTATATGGCTAACTCTATAAAAAGAGGTAGTACATTTAGTAAAGCACATAAAAATGCTCAAAAGAAAGTTGGTAAATAATGGCTGCTAAAAAAGGTCTATATTACAATATGAATAAAAGGAAAAAAGCAGGAACAAGTAGGTCAAAAAAGAACTCTACTATTTCCCCTAAAGCATATGCAAATATGAAAGCTGGATTTCCAAAGAAAAAGAAAAAGAAAAAATAATTGATTGACATACCATGTCCTAAATGTGGGGTGGTATTAAAACCAAAGGACAAAATGAAGTGCATGAACAAAGAGTGTGATGGCAGCAACAAATAAAAAATTATGTTATGCTGCAGGTTGTTTAAGACCTTTACCTCCTAAATCAAGTAAGTACTGTAGTACTAGGTGTCGTAATAGAATATCTCAACAAAAGAAAAGAGCTAAAGCTAAAGGCATAGAGTGGACACAAGAAGACGATAAATTAAATATACCTAGTCAAAAAACTGTACAACAACGCAGAGGTAAAGTATATACAGATTTAGTTGAATCAGAACTAGGTATGCAGATACTACAAAAAAAATTAACAATGTCTGAAGTTGCAAAGATACTAGACACATCAGTTGCATCAGTATCTATGGCATACAACGCTTTTGTAGAAGATACAGAAATAAAAGAATTACAAAAAACTTGGGAAGTACCACAGGTTGCAAAAAAAACATTAGAAGATTTTAAAGATTTTAGAGATAGGTATTTTGAAACAGAACAAGGTGTGCCTTTTGAAACACCAGAGTTTCACATTAAGTGGATAGAGTCTATATTGACTGCTATAGAAAATGGTGAACAGCACATGATATTGTCACCACCTAGACATGGCAAAACAGAATTACTTATACACTTTACTGTATGGCTTATATGCAACAATCCAAACATAAGAATATTGTGGGTTGGTGGTAACGAAGATATATCTAAAAACTCTGTGTCTTCTGTAATGGACCAGTTAGAAAATAATGAATTGTTAATAGAAGAGATATGTGGACCAGGTTCAAAATTTAAACCACAAAACAGAAGTGGTAAGGCTTGGTCATCTACTGAGTTTACTGTAGGTACTAGAACAGTTACAGGTATTAAGTCACCTACTATGGTAGGCATTGGTCGTGGTGGTAAGATTCTATCAAGAGACTGTGACATAATTATTGCAGATGACATTGAGGACCACAGCTCTACTATGCAACCTGCATCAAGAGAAAACACAAGAAACTGGTGGACTACAACATTGTCAAGTCGTAAAGAGGAACATAC